ATGTAGAAAGATGGATACTAAAACAGCATTAAAGATTATAGGCGGCAGCCTGAGCAAGCCTTCAAAAATGCCTGGCTGGTCGATAGGTTTACCTGCCAAAGAGTGCAAGACAGGCGGCAAGCTCCAGAAGGTTCAGGGCTCAGTATGTTACGACTGCTACGCTCTAAAAGGTTGTTACGTGTTCAAGGTTGTTCAGGATGCACAATACCGGAGACTGGCAGCTATCAAGAGCTCGCAATGGGTTGAGGCAATGGCTCACCTGATCAACAGTAAGAAGCCCGATGTCTTCAGGTGGCATGACAGCGGAGACGTCCAGGATCTGGACCACTTACAAAAGATTTACAAAGTCTGTAACCTGACGCCAGCAAAGCGTCATTGGCTCCCGACTCGAGAAGCTTGGATAAAGGATCACCTTACAGACAAGCCCAACAATTTAGTCATACGATTTAGCGCCCCGATGGTGAACCAGCGGGCGCCTGAGTCGTGGCCCAATAGCTCAAGTGTTATCACTAAAGACCAGCCCTGGTTTGGTGCAACGTCTCGAGCTTGCCCAGCGCCAAAACAAAACAATGAATGTAAAGATTGTCGAGCGTGTTGGGATCCTGAAATAAAAAATATATCTTACTGGGCTCATTGAAATGTTTAGACATCCAAAGTATTATAAAGAATTACGAAAGCTACGTAATAAAGAGCTCCAGGCAGCAACACGTGACCTAGCAGGAGCTCAGTCGGACCAGGCAATTAGCGATTCAACGGCGACGGCCAACGATAGCGTTCGCCCTGGTCCGGGCCTCAAGCTTCAAGCTCGGGAGGACTCTACCGCTAAGCGGGTTGCAGAGCCCCAAGCTTCAAGCGTCAAGCCCCAAGCTCCTGAAGCATCAAGCGACAAGCATCAAGCCCCAAGCAGCAAGCTTCAAGCGCCAAGCCACAAGCGTCAAGCTCCGTGATTCTTGAACCAGGAAATAAATAATACTCAACATGTTTAGAGGACCTTGGATCAAGGGCCTCGACTAGGATAAATGTATTGTGTGGATGCTTCACATGGAAGGCAATTTGATGTGGAGAAAACGTAACCTTGTTACTCTTCGTAACTTTTAATTCTAATGTGAAAAAGTGGCCAGAATTATTATAGCCCAATAGATCGGGAGTACCATGTAGACTATTATTTTCAAGTCTAATAAGCGAAATATTGTTAAAAGATTTTTTAATTTTTTGATATAATTTACGCTCTGGTCCCATGAGTTTTTTGAGGTAACGTCGTCATTCATTTAATAGTCTCTTTTAAGTTTATCTGGCAAGATAAGCTTCGAAGACCTCTCAGTTTTTAACACCAAACGATGTGCACTATGACCTGGATGACCTATAATTGGAACAGCATGTTCATGCACTTCCATTCGTCTAATCGCATGTAACTTTCCGTTTATTTCTACGTAGATGACGGCATTCTTAACTGCGTCGCTACCTTTCGTAAAACTACCTAAGAAGGTTTGCAAGTCTTGTACTCTCATGAATCTTTTTGTCTTAACTTACGTGACAAATCCTTTATCACGTTTTGATATCCTTGCAATAAATTATTTGCAGACTCTAGTTTTGAACTTAGCATGCGTTGTTCCCACAATTGTTTTTTATGTAGTTCTAATAGAAACTCCATACCGCTAACTCTATCTTTTAGATTATCAATTTGTTTTGTTAAATCTAGATTTCCTCGATCGTCTTTCATTCTTGACAATATAGGATAGTTACCTTAAATTGTCAATATGGGTCTACCAAAAAGATTAACAGAAATGCAAATGAGGTTCGCTGAGTTTTTAGTATTCGGTGATGAGAACGGACCACTAACACAGACAGAAGCTGCGATCAAAGCAGGATACTCACCCAAACGTGCAAGACAAGAGGGATCAGAACTTTGTAATCCTAGACTATCTCCTCTTGTAGTAAAATATATTGGTGAGTTACGAGAGGAAAGAGTTAGAAAAAATGAAGTGACTTACGAAGGACACATAGCAGAACTTGCAAGACTTAGAGAAGCTGCTTTAAAGAAAGGATCATTCTCTTCAGCAGTGAATGCGGAAGCAAACAGAGGAAAAGCAGCAGGACTATACATAGATAGGAAAATAATAAAAACAGGAAAACTAGAGGACATGTCAGAACAAGAGCTAGAAGCAAAAATGAAACAGCTTTTAACCGATTACGGACAGATAATTGATGTGACTCCATCTAAATCTTCTGAATCTTCTTTACCCAAGCCCGAGGAATCATCGTCCGATCCCCAAAAGTAATACCATCATCATCTTTATCGTAAGACGCAAATAATTTAATTGATTTTTTATCTTTAGAATACAACCAACCTTCATTAACAGGTCTTGCTAATTTCATTCTATCAAACTCTTTATCAGTAGCCCAGCCAGAGTCACTAACACAGTCAATCCACTCCACTCTGACTCTCGGATAAGGTATCTCGGGAGCACTATCAGTTGCGATTCTTTTTCGTCTTTTCCTAGGCATAATTTCTTATAATACAACTCTGCGAAGGTATACAGAGAATTTTGTATCCAAGGACAAAAAAGTTTTTGTTTTTCTGATTTACCCTTCGCAACCTTCGCAAGTCAGTAAATATGCGGGTTCTAGCCTTCGCAGAACCTTCGCTGAACCCTCGCAGAATACCCTCGTACCTTCGCAGATTTTGGTTTTCGGATACATTTTTGGGTTTTCGGATAGATTTTTGCTTGACATACCTTCGCACTGCGAAGGTTCAAACCCCTTTTGCGAAGGGTAAATCGCCTTTGCGAGCCCTACAAAACGTTCTTATCTGCCTTATTTTCGACACAATATTTCCTCATTACGGACAACTTTTCCTCTGCCTTACCTATCTGGCCCAGCAGCTTGTCCACCTCTCCTGTAATGTCCACATGCTCCGGGATCACCATGTTGTGGTCCTCGATGCATTGCATCTTGTATAATGCGTCCTCAATCTCTGCTTCGTATCTCTTTAGAAGCGTTCTAAACAATCTA